GCTATAGAAGAATACGTTTTATGCAACTTGAACCTGGCGGCAAAATAAGTCCGCACAGTGATGCTCCTGGAAAGTTACCAGGTGAAGAAAATTTAGATATGCTTGAGTTTGGAGTACCTATTAACATAGCAATTATTCACCCAGACGACTGTCATATGACACTTGAAGGACACGGTACTGTTCCTTTTAAAGAAGGAAAGGCTTTTATAATTAATATAAGAAACGTACATAGTTTTGTTAACAATTCTAACACACCTAGAATACACTTAATAGCACATGGTATACCAGGTAAACGTAAAGATGAATTTGTAGAACTTATTGCAAGAAGTTATAGGAAACAGAATGAACAATAGTATTAAAATATTAGATGTGTTCTATGGTAACAAATGCCAACTGGCCTGCGCTCACTGTGATACTAGAAGTGATTACATACGTAATGGTGAGTTTGATCCTACCCTTGAAAACATATTAGAAAGTGTTACACTTGCTAGTGAACAATTCAATGTAGAATGTTGGAGTGTGCTAGGAGGTGAACCATTCTTATATAAAGATACAGTTCTTGCAATAATTAAACATATCCGAAGTTTAGAAAAAGAAAAAGATAAAGTTATTTTCTTTCCTACTAATGGTATTGCACTAAACAAGCCAAAGCAAATGGATTTTGCTGTAGAATTAATTAAAGAATATAAAGTGTGGATGCAGATATGTAGTCATGTTGCAGCATGGGATGTTCTAATAATACATAATCAGATGTTAGAAAATGTATATACACTTGCAGCCCGTGTAGGTATACCTAAATTAGAAGTAACTTCTACTTGGTGGAAAACTATAATGAACTTAGGTGGCGGTGATGCTGCTTGGGAAGAGTTTAATAACCGTAAAGGTATAGATTTAAATGAGCTATCTCCTAACGAAGCAGCCTGGATGGATGCAAAGAACAAGAGTGGAATATATTATATGGAAGCTCATAGCTTTCAAAAGATACATAACAAAGATTCACTAGGAAAGTTGAGACCGTTCAACGAAGGTGATCCAAAATCGTCATACTGGCAAGGCTGCCCTAGCTGTTTCTGTGCAATGTTGTATAACAAAAAAGTATACAAGTGTGGAGCATTAGGAACTTTAATTAATGTGCTAACAAAGACTGGACAACTAAATGACAAAGATTGGCAACCATATATAAACTACAAGCCTGTTGACCTAACACTTAACGATCCAAACGCCATACGTAATTTTTATGATCAACATTATACACACATCGATGCCTGTAATATGTGTCCTAAGAATGTTGATAAAGTAAAACAAAACGAACAAAACGTACTAGCCAAGTACGCAAAAAATAGGATATAGATGCTTCGCCTTCCTGAACTTACAGTATATATTTCACACACTTGTGATCTAGCATGTGAAAGTTGTTTTACTTACAACAACTTGAACTGGGGAGGTCACTTTGAGATTGATTCATCTGTAGAAGTACTTAAAGATAAAGTTACGTTTGATGAAATATTTATTTTAGGAGGCGAAGCAACATTGCACCCTAAGTTAGGCAAGTGGACAGAATGGGTTGAATATATGTGGCCCAACAGTAAGAAGTGGATTGTAACTAATGGTAGGCATTTAGATAAACTAAATTTAAGATGGTTTGATAACTGGCAAATAGAAATATCGGCACATTCACAAACTGATTTAACAAATATAAAATCTTGGTTACGTGATAACAATATCACATACACTAAGTTTGTTGACAACCGTCATACTGATGCAGACATACATTACACACTAACAAAGGATAATGTAGTTGTTGGTGAATTATCTGAATCATGGCAATTCTATAAATTGCCGCATATGGTAAAAGACAAACGATCAATCACATGGCCAACACTTAGTAACATAGACGAGCAGTTTAGTTTATGCCCTACAAAAGAATGTATGCATTTACTAGACGGACGATTTTACAGATGTCAACAACAAGCCTTACTTCCAAAGTTAGCTAGACAGTTTCAAATAGAACAACCGTATAAAGATATTGCACAGCAAGATTTAGGCAGTAGTCCTGAAGAATTTATAGAGTGGAGTGATACTAGATTACAATCGCAATCTCAATGCCAATTATGCAATTGGAGTAAAAAAATTGATCTCCCAATAGAATCTGAAATTAAGAAAATTAAAGTGTTACAAGTATGAACATAGTTGAATATAATCCTAATGGCAACAACGAACTAGTATTTTGTATTTTAGATACAACTGCCAAAATAACTGATCCGTGGATCAAAGAGCTTACTAAGAACCAAGCTGACTTTACACTACAGAACCTCTTCTCTAAGGGCTATACAGTGCTGCAAGGCACAAGTGGGGACTTACTACTACAGGAAGCAATGAAACGCTTTAAACACGCTTGTATGCTGTCTACGGGTACTGAATTTACTAATGGCACAACAGCAATAGATGCTCTGCTCAAAGAATGCCAACCTGACTATCTAGTTAAAGGGCATATTTTGGATAGAGGCGATGCATATTACGAACTGCACCAACAGTGTTTTTTGGTTAACCTAACAAACTATAAAGACCTAGGGTGTCCAAAAATTGGACAACAGCAACTTGGTGAGCAGCACACACAACTAGCAGTACAACGTTCAACTAATAACTTTCATGACAGCTATACTCCTCATTGGATTAAACTAGATACGCCGTCTGGAAACACCAAATACAATCATAAATGTCACGGATGGAATATTATTAGTGTTGCATTAAAAAAAGGGTTTTATGTTAAAGCATTTCCTGAAGATATTAGAAACAATAAAAAACATCTTTATCCTGAAAGTCCTACTGACTTTTACAAGCAGTTGGAGTATGTATATTACAAAGATAATTTTTGCAGGACCGAGCATATACATACAGATCACACTGAACATCATAATAGGATTTACGAAAATCTAAGACAAGTAGTTGCTCCAGCAAGTGGTGAAATGTATAAATCATGGATACACAAAACTAAGCCTGTAACTGTTGTACTTTACGATTACAACGAAAGCAGTTTAGCTTACTGGAAAGAAAATGTTGAACGTTTGCCTAACGTGACATACAAATTTGTTAAATGGGATTTACTAGGAGAGCATGTTAATATATGTGATTACCTGGAAAAACGTTACATAAAGTATACATTGTACAACATAAGCAACATTTTTTGCTATGAAGGCACTAATACACTATACAACATAGGAGAGCATGTTAATATATGTGATTACCTAGAAAAACGTTACATAAAGTATACATTGTACAACATAAGCAACATTTTTTGCTATGAAGGTACTAACACACTATACAACATTAAGTATAAACTGCAAAAAGAGAACCATTTAATCAATTATTTAAAGCAAGAAATGCCAGACGCACAAATAAACTTTAGCTCAAGAACTTCAGAAGCGTTTACACCCTATAACTTATATGGGACTGCAAAAGATATTCTTGTATATAATATTGATGAATTTAAATGCCCTACTTGGCATATTAATGATTGGTGTACTCAGTAACTTGTAGCACTATCCTTGGTACAAAAGAAAGATTTGCTGCACCGTGTTCGTCTTGCGAATGTGAGTATTGAAACACATCACCTCTTTTGTAATCTGATACCATTACATCATTGTATATAAAAACATGCCCAGGAATATAATCTTGTAAAGGTACCCAATATCGTTTGCATGTGCCATCATCGTGAGTGTGTGGATCTGTATGCATAGGCATCATTTGCCCAGGTAGTAGTTTAGTGATCCACCAATGACAGTTTCCAGTTGTCCAAGGAAACTTTAGATCAATTTGTAAGTCTTGCTGTTCATATACATACCACATTATTTTATCAAAGTTAAATGTTTCTTGACCTTGTTTCCAAAGATCTTCTTCAACAGCATTAATAGGTTCCCAATCACCAGGTCGAGCTTGACCAGTCGAGATCATTACAAGATCATTTATTTCAGGAGCTAGTGTGTTATTAAAGTTACCTACCCAATCCATATTTAATAATGATCCAGTGTGTCAATGCCTAGCTGTTTGCGAAATGCATTTGAAAATTTGCAATCAATACGTAAGCCGTATTCTACTTCTTTAGAACTTTCACCGCCATGCCAATCTTGGTCGTTCCAAAATGCTGCGTTGCAGTTGAGGTACTGTTTGTTTTCACTTTCGGGATCCCAAATATAAAATCCTCTCTTTGTGCGATAGCGTATATGTATGAATTCATTATTGTGCGGACTGTATTGCTTATCATCGTGTACTCCATTATTAGCGTCCAGGTCTCTGTGTTCAAATGCTTTGCCATTATGGTCGCAATGGAAAAATATAACTCTACCAATACGATCAATAATACCTTCATTTTGCATACTTTGCACCCAGTTAACTACACCCGGAAAATACTTTGACTCTTCAGTTAATTGTCTTTCTGCATTACGCTCATTCCAGTCTCCTTCATTCCATAAAAAGTAATAAATGTAAGGATCATTTGCTCCCATAGTAGCTTTAAGATAGCGAGTAAAAATATTACGCTGTTTGTAGTCGCCAAAATCTTTAGGAAGTATTAGTTGTCCTTGTACTTTAATAGGATCGTCATCAGGCAATGCTTCGTATTCTTCCATAGCTTTATAAATTGGTTTCCAATCTAATATGTAACTAGAATCTTTCCAATCAAAACCAGGTGCCATCCAGGTGCCTTCTTTAGCATAATCTCTTGCTAATGCAAATCCTTTAGCAATCTCCGGATGCAAATTTTTGAAACCTGTGATGTCTAAGTATGGGTCTAAGTTAATATAAGGCTTACCGCCAATTCCTCTAATCATAGTAATACTTATCGTTAAATAACAGCATGAACACTAACTTTGAATATTACTACAACAACGTTCCCGGAAAAGGCCTTTGCCGCAATAACTTAATATACACCAGTCTTGTTGACAATAACAAGAAACAGTTTTGTCAATGGTACTACAATGATACTGACTATCACAAAGGACACAATCAAGTAGTTGATCCTAATTTAATGGATGAAAAGTTTGAACGTGAAATAAAATTCCTTAGTATAATGCGTAAAGAGTATCCTCAGCACATACCTGCATATACTGTAGATTACGAATGGCGTAAAATATATTTAGAAATTGACGGACCAGACATGTGGGAATTAGCGGGCTGTAATACAAATGATTATACATCTGTACTACCAGACTGGGACATACAAATGTTAGAAATTATTCAAGCACACAAAGACTTAGGATTATACAAATACAGTATGCACCCTAGCAGTTATTTTATTGTAGACGGTAAACTAAAAAGTATGAATTACTTCTTTACATATGATAATAATGATGTTAATATTAGCTTACGTAGTGTAATGAGTCATATCAGTGAAGATAGACAAGCAGACTTATTTCCTAAAATGGAAACAATGGGCATTGATGTCGATGCACCTACTAATCATAATGCTATACAACAGCTGGCGTTTGAAAGTTTTAAAACTAACTTTCGTGACGATGTAATGGAAAAGGCAAAACAAATATATGCATAAAATGATAGAATGGAATGAAGACTTAGACTTGTCTGAATTTTATAGTGAGGCAACTCGCAGAGGCTTCGTCAATAATGCTAGTCAAAAGGCTATGATTGATTGTTTTCATAACGAACGTGAGTGGAATGCTTGGATACTGTATAACGGTGATAAAGCAATAGGCAGTGTAGCAGCACACTCGTTTGATGATGTTATGGGTCCTAACTCATATAGGATACTTACAAGAGTATGTACATTTGGCGAAGCAAGGCCGCACAACGGATTAGTAAAAGCAAATCGACTTTGTGCTGAACATCAAAATCTTACAGATCAATTTATGCTTCCTGTTTGTTTAGAATGGACAAAAGATAAAGGTAGAGTGTTTGCTACTTCAAACAAAAGTAAAGAAGGGAGTCAGCGTCTAGTACACTCTATATATTTTCCTACACTTGCTAAGATAGGTGTGGTAAGTAAAATTAAAGAAGTGCATTACAGGCATACTGATCAAACTGTGTGGGAAATACATCCTGACAAATTTTATGAAAATTTAGAACTGTATCCGAGATGGGTCTAAGTTAGGATTAATACGCTCTAGTTCTGCACGTAGATGATCTGTCAGCTTCCAACGAAATTCAACTTGTCTAATAGTAGGCTTGCCTGCCCAAAAGATAATAGTATCTACTACATCTTCTAAAGGAGTAGTAGAGTCACTTAAAAATTCTGCAGGATCATCTCCACTTACTGTAGTTCCTTCGAGAAAGCCTAAGTCTAAATGCAAAACAGGAATACCATCAGGATTAATACTTTCTAATCGGCACGCCTCTGCAAGTTCTTGTTTATCTTGTACATAGTCTGTTGGAATAAGCTCGGGGTAAAGTCTGCTTACACTGCCCATAACAACCATCATATCTACTTTATCTTTGAGTGCATTAAATAATTTTAACTGCTGCTGATCTCTATAAGCATTGTTAATAAAAATTTCTGCTCCTGCGGCTTCTTCTACAACTTTATCAAAATCTTTTTCAATATCGTATCCGTTGCTACGACTCATACCTATAATCTCATGACAGCTTACTTCTGTAAACTTATCAAAAATTGCTTTACCAATACCGCTAGTGTGTCCTGTGATTACTATTTTTTTAGTCATTTATATTGTAAACCTAATTTCGTTAATTGTGTCATTTTCCATCCAATAGTCTAATGTATTGTGTATTGTTTGATATTCGTTTACTGCTGTTCCTGTAAGTGTTAATAACAGTATACTTGCTTTACATGTATTACGAGATTGTGATAATTCAATTACTCTTTCACGCAGGTTCTTTTTGTCTAGACTATACACAGGCATATTAGGATCAGGCGAGTCTGCTGCAATACTACCACTTACTATAATTTTGATGTTATAGTCTTTTAGTGTTTCTATATAGTTTATTTGCGTGCCGTCTGCGTAAGCGTTACAAACAAAAACATCACAAGTTTTAGCAACTGCAATTACTTCATCAAACGAACTGTTTTTACTAAACTCTTTTACATCAGAATTTTTAAGTTTGAAATATGCTGAAAGGAGTTGCCCTAAACCTTTTGATCCGCCTAATACTACAACTTTCATTCTACCCTCGGACCGTTGGCAATAAAGAAAGCTGCTATCCATTTTGCGCCTTTGGTAATTGGCATGCCTTCGTGTATTGTCATTTTATTGATTATTTCATCATCGTAGTCGTATTCAAAATACATCATGCCGCCTTTCATAGGTACAACACTAACGGCTAATTCAGGAAACTTGCATTCTCCACCATCGTATCCGTCATTCAACCAAAAGATTGCAGTTGCTTTTCTATCGCCGCCTTTGGCATAGTACGCAATATCTTCAGGTGTGTACGGAAAGTCATGATGTAGGCCAAAGTACTGCCCGGTATCATATCTATAAATGTCACCAGCTTCAATATGGCTGTCAGGTATCTTTAATACTTCGCAAATTTTATCTCTAAAAAACTGTCTATCTTCAGGTGAAGTGTCCCAACTAATACTACGCTGTTCTACTTCTTCTGTAATCTGTCCGTAGGTTTGTTCTCTAGATTCTAATCCTGCGTTTGGATTCATTCCTAACTCATTATACTTTTTAACAAACTTATCACAAGTTTTATCGTCTAACACATCTTTGTAAACCATGATCCATGGATGATCTAAATATAAAATATTTTCCATTACCATGCGTTCCATATATACTTAGGCACTAGCCCGCAATTAGTTCCGGCGTGCCATATCTTTCTATCAGTCCATTCCCAAGTTGTTCCTTGTGGCTGGTTATAAAATATTTCTTCATCTGCAATAAAAATGTGGCCCCATTGCGGTTCTCCTATATGGCTATGATATCTTGGGCAGTCGGGCAAGTTAACTTCGTCATCGTGTACGTCCCAATGTATAGGAGCAAACCGTCCGGGCCATACTCTGCTTATCCAAATGTTTTCACACTTTAATCCATAAAATTTATTCCATGCATCTGCTACACTTTGATCAAATTGCTTGCCGGGCATAAACATATCCCATCCTGCTGTGCCGCCTTCGTGTACAGTTTTATATCCTGCTTGTTCCCACATATCTAGTATAGGATCTAGTCCAGGTATTGTATCTCCACGTTTGTGGCTTGGACCTACAAACTCAGGATCAACACTAGCACATTGTGCAATAACGTTGTTCCAATCTATTGTATCACATACGCCTAAGTTTTTCATTTGTTTGGCCTTCCTAAAAAATGAAACAAGTATTGGTGATGTATACCACAGCTTGTTCCAGCATGATGACTACGATAACTATCCCATTCCCATATCTCGCCTTGAGCTATATTATGAAATGCTTGGTCTTCTAGTATTAACACATTACCCCATCGTGGCTTATCCATAAAACATACCCAACGTTTAAGTTCGCCAAGTGCTAACCATTCTTCTTCTTTATCTTCTACATCCCAATGATATGGAACATTTGTGCCTGGTCTAACATCGCTAACAAACACTCTTAACGGTTCTGCATCTATAATTTTTGCAAACTTGTTTTGTATATCAATATCAAAATGGTCTCCTGGATAATAATCCCACCATTCGATTTCATCTAAATTGTAACCTGCGTTATCCCAAGTATCGATAACGTCATGATACGATCCTAGTAATTCAGGATTTTCTCTCCAGTTGCCTTCTGAACGATCAACAACTGTTTTAACAGAATTGTAATCGCCTGTTGTGCAGTTGGCACAAAGATCAACAATAGGATCCCAGTCGATTATATTTTCTGTAAGTCCAACTAGTTTAGCCATCTCCAAATATTTCCTTGTGTATGTAACTCATGTTTTCATCTCCCCATAACACATGTGTACTCAAACTACGCTTAAACATAATTTCTAAATTTACTTTATCGTCAATAGGTGCACCTGTTTCATCTAATCTAAATTGTGCTGTATCATGTATAATACCATCCATGTATTTTAATTCAATATATGGGTCGTCAATAGGAACACACCCGTACCAGTCGATAGCTCTCATCTGTCTGTGATTGTCTATGTAATGACAATGTGGATACATTGTTAGTTTATAGATACCTTCATCATACTGATCAACCATAATATCTCTAATTTGTTGGCGCCACATATACTCTGGCCAGCCTTCGCTTTGTTTATCGTATATTACTTGATTACAACTTTTACCGTACCACTTGAGATAAATCTTTTGATTTTTGTAATCAATGTCTTTAACTTCCGGAGCATACGGTTTGTCTTTAAAAAGTTCAAGATATGTTAGTTCGTTTTGAAAAAACCAATCAACAACTTCTTTGGTGTATAGAGGACGGTCTTTACCTTCCATCTTTTGATATTCGCTATCAACATCATAGTTTTTACAAAACGTTGTTCCATCAGAACTTACTAACGGCTCATATGTTTGCTGAGCCATGCAAGGGTATCCTTCTTCACTTATTTTAAGATATGGTTTCCAAATTTTCATTCGTAGATTCCTATTGTAAATTGCACTGGCTTTACTTTGTTAAGTTCTGCAAGTAATTCTTTTTCAATATCAAATTTAACCATAGTACTGCCTGCTTCAAAATTTGACATTAGTTTTTGTTTATGTATTTTGTTAAGCCAAGGACTTAGTGTGTTATCAAACACGTATCTTGGATTGTTACCTACTAATGATATCCATACTTTTACTGGGTCAACTAATTTGTTACGTTCTAAAAGTTCTCTTACAACTAGTTGGACTCTTTTATGCTCGCCAACACTTATAGCAGTATGCATAACACCAGCATCCATTTTGTACCAAATGCCATCTTGTTCTGTTTTGTGCATTATTTCAGTGTCGAGATCAATTAGATATCCTTGATCGCCAAATATATTTAAATGCCAGCGATCGTCAATGTCTGCATGTTTGGTATAGCAGCTTGGAGAATTTAAAACTATAACTCGAGCTTCACCAATATTAGAGCAATCTAGTGTTTGTAAAATTTTATGCCATACAGTGTCTCTATAATCAGCAGATATAATCCACGGATCGTAAAAGAAATTTCCAGTTGGCTTGTTAATTGAAGTTTTGCCGTTAAGCTCGTTAACATCAACCAAACTAAGCATTTCCAAGGGGACTGTGTATGTTGTTTTTTCTAGCATACTAATATTTACCGGAACTGTATTAACTGCGTACAGAACTTGGTAAATATTATCATGCGTAAGTGGATTAAAATAGATCATGTAGATTTCCCCATTGATCCAAATTGGAGAAATATTGGCATAAGCCTTAGCGGTGGTGCAGACAGTGCATTATTAACATATTTGATATGTAAAAATTTACCTGTAAATTGCAGGGTACATATTAGTACACAGATACGCTGTTGGAAAACAAGGCCATGGCAAGAACACATTTCAGCTGAAGTGTTTGATTGGTTTATTGCTAAATTTCCAGAACTTGAATTTATAAGACACACAAACTTTATACCACCCGATCTGGAAGAACCACACACAACTATGATCAAAGACGAAAATGGTAAAATGAAATCTGGAAACAGAATTATTTTACGATCGTTTAATGAGTATCTAGCACACAAGGAAAAGTTAGATGCATGGTTTGCAGGAGTAACATTAAACCCTGATGTAGAGTTAGAAGGTGCATTAAATGATAGACAAACACCATCAATAGATGCTATAATGTTACATATGGGAGTTACAGTTTGTCACCCATTTATAGAAACTAGAAAAGATTGGATTATTGGGCAATTTATAAAATATGATATTGCCGAGTTACTTAATATAACAAGAAGTTGCGAAGGTGATAATGAGCAATATCCGGAAGTGTTTAAAGGATTAGACTACGCAACATACAAGCCAGGACAATATGTTCCAACATGTAAAAAATGTTTTTGGTGCCAAGAAAGACAATGGGGAGTTACCAATGCCATGCAACAGTAAAACTTTTTGTATGCATCCTTTTACAGGATTAGCAACTAGAGAAGATGGCGCAATTAAGATTTGTTGCCGCAGTGCTCCTATTGGCGATATCAAAGATAACACACTAGAAGAAATTTGGAACGGAGACAAGATTAAAGAGGTACGCCGGCAGGTAATGAATGACGAACGACCTGAAGTATGCGCACCTTGTTTTAGGTTAGAAGACCAAGGAGTTCAAAGTTTACGTCAGCGACATATAGAAGGTGTCATACCAGAAGCTAGGATTAATTTATATCCCAATGCATTAGACGCCTTAGAAGATGATTATTCAATGCCATTTGAAATACCTACAATGGAAGTAAAGTTAAACAACTTATGTAATCTTAAATGTCGTATGTGTAACCCGTTAGATAGCACACAATGGAAAGACTGGGATCAAGTTACAGAATTTTACAAAAAAGAAAATAACTTTCTCATTCCAACAGTTAATGCACTGGTTAAAAAGCCAGGTCAATATATTGATGCATTTGAAGATACAGATAATTGGTGGAGTAGTTTTAAGAAACTATTGCCCTACTTTAGACGAGTAGAGTTTGCAGGCGGCGAACCATTAATGGATCCTCAACATTATAAAATTTTAGATATGTTAGCACCGTATGGAGAGAACATTGAATTAAAGTATGCTACTAACGGAACTACACTTGGTATTAAGGGCGGTCGAACTGTACACGAATATTGGCCTAAGTTTAAAAGTGTTGCTGTTAATGTAAGCATAGACGGTATACACGATATCTATGAATACATTAGAGGCAATGGCAAGTTTATTGAGATTGAAGAAAATATTAAAATTATGAAAACAATTCCTACAGTTAGTAGAATTGTTGGAGCATTTACTGTACAGTCAAACAATATAATGCAAATTGATAAAGTAATTGAGTACTTTATGGAGAACATGGAAATTATATTCTACAGTCATAGAGTACAATATCCTAAGGCGTTATCAGCACAGGTTATTCCTAATGAACTAAAACTACAAGTAATTGATAAACTAGAAGCAATGAAAGAAAAAGTTTTAGATTACAAACTTGTAAAAAGTGATAGCAGAATTAAAGATTTTACGTTAACGCAGATTCAGGATAATATTAACTTCTTACAAGCAGACGATTTACACGACGAGTTATGGCAAGACTGTATTAACTTTAATCGTAACTTAGACAAAAGTCGTAAGCAAGGACCGTTTGAAGTTATAAATCCAGAGTTTGCGCCGTATGTTTAAAATAGCTTCTAGTTATGATCGACAAGATAGCGTTCATGTTGAATGGAATTTAGGTAAACGCTGTAACTTAGATTGTAGTTATTGCCCAGCAGCAATTCATGACAACACTAGCCCGCACACAAATATTAAAGTATTGTTAGATGCAGTTGATGCACTAGGGGAAATTGGCAAGCCAATACGTGTAAGTTTCACAGGCGGTGAGCCGTGTGTTCATCCACAGTTTGTAGAACTAGTCGATCATGCAATGCAAGGTCAACAGCTTGAGTGGGTTAACGTAACTACCAACGGAACCCGCACAGCCCAGTACTACAACGATCTTAATGTAAGTCACATTGTGTTTAGTTTGCACGTAGAAGATACTGAAAATTGGAGACGATGCGCAGAAACAGTATTATTGTTTTCTCAATTAAATGAAGGTGCGTATACACAAAAGCCATTTCAAGTTAACTTAATGGCACACCATCAATTTATGGATAGAGTAAAAGAATGTGCTACGGTGTTTGACAGCCATAATATTCCGTTTGTTGTAAGACGAATACGATGGACAGAAGGAGACCATGATGTATTTGATGATTTAAAATATGATGGTAAAGATTTAGAATGGATATTAGACAGAACGTCTACCGTAAATCCTAATGTAATTATTGACGACACAACTAAGATGCATGCCAACGATGTTATTAAACAACACCTAAATCAATTTAAAGGTTGGAAATGCAGTGCAGGAATTGAAAGCCTAATGATTAATTGGGACGGCGATGTACATCGTGCTACTTGTAGAGTAGGTGGAAGTATAGGTAACATCTATGATGGCAGTTTTGAGCAGCCTGAAGAATGGATAACTTGTACTCGTAAATGGTGTACGTGTGCTGCTGATATACCTCTTACAAAGGTACTGCAGGAATAATAGCTGGCTTTGATTTTGTAATGTGATTATCACTTAGACAAGCACAACAATTCATAGTACATGTTACATAAGGTAATGTAACTTGTTTTAAGTCTTTTTCTAACGTGTTCGAGTATAAATTTAAATCATAATCAAAGTCTATGTTACACGATCCTGTTATTTTGCCAGAAGGAAAAATAGTTATTCTTTCAGATATTACGTTACATGCCCATCCTTTAAAATTATTAATAGAGTTTATTAAGTAATAATTAGGACCTGCTGTAACTACTTTGTCGTTATTAAGTATTGCAACACTTTCGACCATTCTATAATCTTGTAGATTGTTTAGTATATAACTTGAATTAGGCAAACGCTTAATAGGTTGTTTTAAATATTCTTTTTGTTCTAAAGTATATGATTCTACATCGTGCCCTGGAGCAGTTACTACTTCTTTTGCATTTATAAACCAGTTGTATTTACTTTGTTTCATTTGTTCAATTGCATCGATACACTTATCCCAATTAGGATAATCCATTAATACATTAGCATTTACTTTCTTACCATTCTCCCAAATCAAATCTGCTACATTGATGTAATGATCTGTTTTTGTAAATTCGTTATGGTAACTTAACATAACTTCGTCAATATAGGGAATAATAGTGTCCCACCAACGAAGTGTTCTTGATCCGTTGCATACTAGTGCTATAGATAAGTCTGGAACTTTTTTAATTTCTTTGCAAAATTTTAATAAATCCGGCCATAGTGTTGGTTCGCCACCACCGGCAATTTCAAAATATATTTTAGATTTATTAAATTTTAATTTATAAAAAGCAAATAATTTTTTAAAGTTGTCAATGACAAAGTCTGTGTCTTTTCTGTATCTATATTTAGATGGGTGACTTCCTGGAAAACAATACGTGCAATCAAAATTACAAATATCTGTAGGGAAGTATGTAATTGCTATATAATCTTCTTCTCTAGTATTAACAATCTTAATAATATCTGTCATAGTAAATGTGATAACTCCGGAAATACTGATGCGGCATTCAAGCCACGGATTGCATCTAATTTATTTACATACTCTTTAAAGCCAGGTAACATATGACTGTTATCACAACTATCCATGTGCTTTAGTAACCCTTCCCATTGGCGCCAACCTTTAGGATTGTGTTTCCAAAACTCATCGTCTTGTGTAAAGTTGTTCCATAACCATTGTTTTAGTTCAGCGAACTTTTCACGTACTTCTTGCTTGTCTTTTTCAGGCAGTATTGTAATATTTAAAAATGTTGGTATGTGTACTAAGTGTGCATTTAAAAGGCCGCCTCCCATAATATGTCCATCAATCAAACCAACATTCATCTTTTTAAAATTACTATTAACTTTCCATTTAATAAATTCGGGTATAGTTTTTATATTGAATATTTGTACTGCTGTTGCAATGCTAACATGAATGTTGTCGGGAGTGTTATCTAGTAAATGTAATGTGCTTTCAACTTGTTTAAAGTTAGTTGGAAATCTGATGTATTCGTCACGCTCTTTATACGAGTCGATACTTACTGCAAATTTAACTTTCTTAAACTTACTCCATATATCAATTAACTCGTTGTCAACTAGCAAACCATTGGAGTTGTACCTTACTAAAATTTTGTCAGCATAGCCCTGTGTAATAATTTCTTTAAGAAAGCGTTTATGCTCTTTGATCATTAACGGCTCTCCTCCAGCAAAATATACTTGTTTAAGGTAAGGTATTTGCGCATTGAGTTCTTGCCAAAAAGCATCTTTTTCGTGCCATTTGTTGTTAAAAAGTTTCTTATCCCATTGCATTTGTCTTTTAACTTCTGGGTCTTGTAGTACAGGAATAAGTTTTTTATGGTCCGCAACCCACTTACTTGAATCATGCGGGCTACACATTACACACTTAATATTGCATGTATGTCCTAATCTTAGATCCAGATATTTTAATTGTTCAGGCACGGTTCCGTCTTCTTGTGTTTGTGCAATAAGTTCTGGTATATCAATACCTTCATCATTTTTCCATGTTGCACTTTCCCATATACGTTTGCTAACAATGCCTTGTGACTCTTCTTTGAAACATCCTTTACAACTTGCAGGGATCTCTCCTTTAAGCATAGTTGTACGTACACTTTTCATGTAATCGTTATTCCATGCTTCCATTGGAGTATGTTTGCCAAAGTTTGCAGGTTTGCCATCTTCCATTTTTACAAGACCAACTTCGTGATCGTCTCCAGCTCCACTAGCATTAGCAGTACAACATAAGCGCATATCACCGTTAGGCCTAGTTGCCATGTGTATCCACGGAAGTACACAAAACGTACTACTAGAAACAGATTCAAGCTCTCTTTGAAACTTGCCTAATCTAGTATCTTCTTTATCGTAGTGCCAATCTGTCATAACATTTCTCTTTCAATAAATTGATCTTGTGGTTGTGAGATATTAAATGTTTTAAACTTACCACATGTTCTTGCACACATTAGCATTTTATCTTCATTCCATTTCTTTTTCCATATGTTTTGCCAAACGTCAGAGTCAATAATATTTTTTATTCCTTTAGTTGCATCAAGATTGCTTATACCGCCAAAGTCACTTATCATTTTACTATATTGTCCTCTTAACATATCTATAACATCTTCGCAAACATGTGCAGGATCATAATGAGTCATTGGAGTTTGTGCTAACCAACAACATGGTAATACTGTTTTAGAACCATCAATGTATATTTCTTTTATTTGTTGTACATGACAATCTATTTCTGCTTCGTCTAAAACTGATTTATAATTGTCAATAACTTCTTTAGGTAAAAAGTGTGTTTCGGTATCAGATGGTGCTTCTAAACTATACAGTGGAATTTTATTTTTATCCCATACATCATACTTAGGCTCAACTAAAAATCTTGATGTGTTTTTAACTGTGAAATCTTGGAAGCCTAAATCTTTTGCAATTTGTCTACATTCATCAACTTGGTGCTCGTTGTGTTTGAATTTGATATATGTCCAGTTAGCACGGCCTCCGGCTGCAATAAATGTTTTTGCATTTTCAATAATACGATTCCAATCTGTGCCAACTCTATATAATTTATGAGTGTCTTCTAGTCCGTCAAGAGCAAAGTAAACGCAATGGTCTTCTGGTAATGCTTTTGCTAGATCTGACCACCATTTTGCATTCCTTAAACTACCGTTTGTATGTATACCTATTGCTGTCTTAGGACTGGTGTCCTTTACATATCTGCACATATCAATAAGACTGTCATTTAGTAATGGATCGCCAAAGTTACCACAGAAGTACGCACGGTTAATTGTGTCTAATACTTCTTTGTTAATAATAGTTTTAAAATCGTCCAATGTCCATTGTACTATTCGTAATAGCGGATTTTCTACTCCGCTGTGTATGTTTCTTGAACACATTGGACATTTTGCTTGACAGTTTGTTGTTAGCTCAATGTGAATAGTTTTTAGATCATTAAAGTCAAACATTAAAGGTTTCCTATAATCATAAATCTTTTGTACTTAGGTAATTCTAATTCAGCTGAGTGTAATACTTTTAACTTAGACTTTCTTGCAAATTCTTCTAATGATGCACTACAGTTAACATGTTCTTCAAGGTCAAAATAGTTATTTGATTGTAATATTATCTTCGAGCCTTCTGGAACATTACTTAACCATTTATTATATTGTTGTTGACTAATATGTTCGCAACTTGTATTAATAACAAAATAAGGTTTATTTGTATATTCGTAATCACACATATCTGATGTTACTGCTATAAAACGTCCTTCCATTTCTTGACGTTTGTTAATTGTCAGTGCAACGGTTTCGCATACAGGATCAATGTCTACACTTGTAATATGTTTAAACCCTATGCTACTATTAAACAGCATGTTAGCTAACACTCCATTCCATCCACCAAATATAACTACTTCAGCATTGGCAACATGATTAGACTTTTCTAAAGTTTCAATTAACCAAGTTTTTGATTTTAACTGGCCTCCCCAAAAACTTTCAAGTGTACGGTCTCTATCTTCGCTGTTGCGAATAGCGTCCATCCAAAACTTTATATCTTGAATATCAATCTTCATTACTTTACCTTTGGTATCTTACTGTCTGCACTACTTACACATGTATCGGTAATACACTTAGTTGGTGTCTTAAACAGCGTAAAACCGCCCTGTAGCGTACCTAATGGTTTATCGCTACAACTATATGCTCTCTTGACAGTATCACCGCTTATAATGCAGCTTTGATATCCTGCGTTACATGTCCAATCTTTAAATTTATTAAATCCAAAAGCGTTCATGCGTTCAGCTTGGTCCAACCCATAGTCGTTGCCTTTGGCATCTTCCATGTACATTTGCATTACTTCTTTTTCTTTCCAGTGCTGTGGGAATCCTCTTTGCATTCTTGTGATTTGTTCTTCAGTGTATCCATGTACAACGAAAGATGCGGTGGGGTCAGATTGGGGTTTGAGAGTGACATTGATACCTCTGGTGGCAAATCGTTCCAGGCGTTCGTAAAGTTCCTCAAACATTTCAGGAACCATAACTTGATTGATCGTAACATAAACTCCTCCTTTCATAAGCTGAAGACATTTATCTCCAAACTCTTGTTCATTAGCAAACTCTGCATGATAACTTGCAGTAATACTTCGACGGTGTAAATGCTGTGTAGCATCAATAAATCTGTTCCACCATTTACTACCTGGACTTAAATTCGTTGTTAGATGCAAACTTAGATACTTAGCATCATCATCGTTGGCATAGTGTTCTATTAAATCACCAAACTTCTTATACGCAGTAGGCTCACCACCACTAAAGCTAAAGTGGAATTCTGTAAAGCCATTATCTCTAGCCTGACGTTTTATCTCATCAAGCGCATTAGTATATATTTCAAACTCCTGATGATCCGGTACATTCGTGTTTGCATACGGCCAACAGTAGCTACAACTGTAATTACAAAAGCGGCCTAATATCCAGCTAACATTAAACAATGGCTGGTCAAGCATGGTCTTTTGCCCAAACTTAACAATATTGTGAAACGGTATTAAAGTAAAATCATTCATTATATACGTATTTAACCACTTTAATGCTTGACAAACACAGTCTAGGCTTATATAATAGAACATGCAGCAAACGAATGCCGCATTTTAAAAGGAAAAATAGTATGAGTAATTTAGAAAACCTCAAAACAAACTTTGAGGCGTTTTTGGAAGAGAACGTAAAATTTGAAGCAGGCAACGGCGCAGCTGGTACAAGAGCTCGCAAGGCACTACAAGAAATCACTAAGGCAGCTAAAGAAATTAGAAAAGAAATTACTGACACAAAAAATGCACGGAAAGATACAGCATTAGGACAGTAACCACCCATAAACGTGTAGGGCCTTTGCGCCCTACATTTTATCTACACATAAAGGAAAAGTAAATGACAGCAGTACGTCTAGTATGCTATTCAAAAGCGACGGATGATTTTGAAGCAGAAGGTTTAACAGATCTACAGGAACTCATTGCATTTTGTGCAAAGGTTTCAAACCCTACAGCACAGATTAACAACGATACAAGCGAACGATTAATTAAGTATTTGATTAAACATCAACACTGGTCACCACTTGAAATGGTTAATGCCACATTGGAAATTGATACCACTCGAGATATTGCACACCAGGTTGTTCGACATCGTAGTTTTGCGTTTCAAGAATTTAGTCAACGGTATGCTGATCCAGCAAGTATGGGTGATCAGTTTGTAATAAGTGAAGCACGTTTGCAAGATCCTAAGAACAGGCAGAACTCTGTTGACTTAGATCCTGAAAGTGATGGACATGCTATTCTCCAAGGCACTTGGAAAAATAAACAACAAAGAGTAATTGATGCCGCAAAAGATGCATATGACTGGGCAATTGAAAATGGTATTGCTAAAGAACAAGCTCGTAAAGTTTTGCCAGAAGGCTTAACTAAGTCACGTTTGTATATGCAAGGTAGTATTCGCAGTTGGGTACATTATATTGACCTACGTGGATCCAATGGCACTCAAAAAGAACACATGGAAATTGCCCATGCTTGTGCTAAAGTAATTGCAGAAATCTTTCCGTTGATGGACACAATTAAATCGTAAAGAGAAAAAATCTCTTGACAAATGATATATATCAGCGTATAGTTAATTTTTCTACAGGATATACAGGAGCAAAAAATGGCCAGGGCTAACAAAGCAGCAGCTAAACCTAAAAAGAAAACCGTTCGGGCGGCACCTCGCATCATGCGTGGAGCAAAGCTAAAAGAACCTAGTTGGGAAGGATACGAAGAGTGGACTGGTGAAGAAGTTCATAAGTTTCGTAGATTTACTTCAACTTGGTACTACGAAAACTTTAAACCCGACGACTTATACGGGGATGTTTACGAATGGATGAAAAATGAAGGTACTTACACTGACGAACAGATTAAATGGGCAAAAAATGCTCCTAAATCAGCGTTGAGTGTTACAGCTGGTATTGTTGCTAGAATGGACATGCAAGGCGCTCCTAGGGATTGTACTGTAGAAGCAGAACATTGGTTATCATTAGCTGGTACAAGTGGGCATTTAAAATCATCAATTGAATTTTTAGAAAAAAGAATCTATAATGCTATTGAACAAGGCAAAGACAAAATTGAAGAAAAGGTAGCTGAAGAAAAAGCAAAAAGCAATGTGCGTGTTCTTACTATTCAAGAACGTATTCGAGAGCAGTCTGTTGCAGCGTGTGAAAAGTTTGACCTGTGGTTGGACGACTTTTGTGACGATCCAAAGAAGTTTGATCCAAAGAAGTTTGACTTTGCAAGACATTTTGCAGTAATGAAAATTACTCAAGCTCATGCAAGGATGATAGCATCGATGTATCAGCCCGAACTTGATGAAATGAAAGAATATGTTTCACCGACTAAGTTGTCTAAGAAGGCAACTGAAATGGATCACGATCATGCAGCACAATTGCAAGAAGCATATGCACATGTTAACAAAGCTGATGCTAAGAAGTTTATTGCAGCATTAGATCGACTAGTAGGCGCATGTGATGTTATTATTGAATCTAGTAAAGCAACACGTAAGCCTCGTAAGCGTAAAGTGTACAGTGCAGATAAACTTGTTGCTAAGATGAAATATGCTAAGACTGATGACAAGTATCAATTAGCTAGTATCAATCCAGAAGATATTATCAAAGCTAACGAGCTTTGGGTGTTTAATACTAAAACACGTAAAATTGGCAAGTATGTTGCTGATATCATCGATCCGCTAGGTGCAGGTCGAGAAGGTAGTGGACTTAGTGTAAAAGGTACAACTATTACTGGGTTTAAAGAAACTGAAAGTATTCAGAAGACCTTACGTAAACCTGAAGAACAACTTAAAGAGTTTAAGACATCCGGTAAAGTTAAACTGCGAACGTTCTTAGATGATATTAAAGCGGTTGATATTAAGCTAAACGGACGCATAAATAATGATATAATATTATTGAAAGTACAATAGCGAAAACAGCTTTTCTGCGTAAAGGAATAAATAGTAGTATGGATCAGACAAAACTTAATCAAGCACTCTTAGACTTAGAATCAGCACTCACAAACGATGGTGGCTGGGCTACAAATCAGTCAGTAATGTTTAAAACCGATGTTAACGGCAAAGGCATATTTTGGGCTGGCAGCGACTACACTAAACAACTTGTGTTGATGGAGGATAATATCTTTTCAACTGAGAATGTAGACGTTGCTAAAAACAAAGGATTCAAAGTAGGTGGACTTGACGTATTAACACAAAGCGCACTAGGTAGCAGTGTTACTGAAAGTAACCTTAAAACATTAGGTAGATTACGTGGGTTGATTGTAGACGGTTCGATGTCTATTAACCAGTATGTTTACTACGATGCTGGATCTGATAGATTAGGTATTGGTACTGATCAACCAAATGGCCAAGTTAGTATTGCTGAAGATGGTATTGAAATTGTATTAGGTGCAGAAGATGCATCAAAAGCATATCTTGGTACATACGGTAGTCATGCTTTACACATCAAAACTGATAATCAAGATAGAATTGTTGTAGAAGCAGGTGGCAATGTTAAAATTACAAACGATGCAAAAATTGCTGGTAAGTTAGCAGTAGGTGTTTCAAATCCTGATGCACAGGTTGACCTACATGTTAGAGGTCCAATTAAATTTAACAACGCATTACACATTAACGGCACAGAAGCACCGCAAGGTGGAAATTACAATCAAGGTGATATTTGTTGGAACACTAAAGCAAGACAAAAATCATACATTGGTTGGGTATGTATCCAAGCAGGTAACCCAGGTATATGGGCACCATTTGGAGAAATTCGATAGCTTGTGCCAACGTTAGTATTAGGTAATGGAGAGAGTCGAAAAGGCTTAGATTTACCACAACTATTTCCAAAATACACATTAGTAGGATGTAACGCTGTACATAGAGATATGACGGTTGAACATCTTGTCTGTTGTGATCGACGCATGGTACACGAATCCACTGAGGGGTTGAACACAACGGACACAAAGATATATGTTCGTGAAGAAAACTATCAGTACTTTCGTAAAGTTAGAAAAGATAAACGTATTCATGCAGTGCCTGAACTTCCTTACACCGACGAACAAAAACAAAATCAACCTATTAACTGGGGCAGTGGACCGTATGCAGTGTTAGTTGCTGCAAACTTAGAGAGTGACGAAATAACTCTATTAGGATTTGATTTATACGGAATAAACGAGAAAGTTAATAACTTGTACAAAGGCACAGACAACTATTCAGATGAACATTCACATCCAATTGATCCTTCGTTTTGGGTTAGACAAATTGGATTAATTTTTAAACACTTTCCTAACAAACAATTTATTATAAAAAACATGCACGAATGGGACTTTCCAGCACAGTGGAAAAAGCCTAATGTGCGTTTTGAACAATTTTTTAAATCAATATCTTGACTTCTGCACAAGATCGTGTATAATTAGTATTATTATATTAACAAAAGGTCTTGGCGTCAACCCTTCTAATTCTGCCGCCCATATATAGGAGTTACAATTATGGGACAATATTTTTCAACAAAAACATACGGACACAACATTGGGTTGAGTGCTGTGTTTAGACAACCTAATGCTGATCATTCGCATTGTCATTTACTACACGGATACAGCTTACAATTTAAGTTTGTATTTGGTTGCAGTGATTTAGACAATAAGAACTGGGCAGTTGACTTTGGAGGATTAAAACCTTTGAAGGCTTGGTTAGAAGATCATTTCGATCACAAAACAGCAATTGATGTTAAAGATCCACACATGGAAACATTTATGGATCTTGAAGCTAAAGGCTTAGCAGAGATTAGAGTATTTGATGGTGTAGGTGCAGAGAAGTTTGCAGAACATGCATGGCAATTTGCAGATAAACTTATACGTGAAGCAACTAACAATCGTTGTTGGTGCGAGTCGGCAGAGTGTGCAGAACACGGTGCAAACAGTGCAATCTATACACCATATCATACACGCAGAGAAACATACAAGGAAGATTAAATGACGGAAGGTATGAGAATTATAGCAGGTCCGTGTCAGCACGAATCACTAAAGCAATCATTAAGAATTGCTGAAGAGTGTAAACGTGTATGTGAAAAGCACGGTATTGAATATTACTTTAAAGCTAGTTTTGATAAAGCAAATAGATCAAGTATTAACGGTCAGCGTGGACTTGGATTAAATGCTACACTACACGATTTTGAAACTATCAAAGATAGACTTCTTGTAAAGACAATCACTGACGTGCATACAGTACCACAAATCAATTGGATTACAGAAGGATTTAACGACACTGTAGATGCTTTACAGATTCCAGCGTTCTTATGCCGACAAACAGATTTAGTGCAGGCAGCATGTGCTACAGATAAAATTGTTAATATTAAAAAAGGACAATTCTTAGCACCATGGGATATTGAAAATATACTAAGTAAAACTGAAGGTGCCAAAGAGGTTTGGATTACAGAAAGAGGAACTAGTTTTGGATATAATACTTTGGTCGTTGATTTCACTGGTATGGATTACATGCTTAACAATATCAGTGCTGATATCGTATTCGACGTTACCCACTCTGTACAAAAACCAGGTGGTAACGGAAGCAGTAGCGGCGGCAATAGGGATTACGTTCCTGGCTTATGCCGGGCAGCAAGTGCTTTGGGTATTAGGAATTTCTTTTTAGAAGTACACGAAGATCCAGACAACGCACCTAGCGATGGACCTAATGCATTACATTTAAAAGATTTTGAAGCAGTGGTCGACAGCATTGTCCGCCATGCTGAGTGCTAATGAATGGCTATAGAAAACCACAACTTTACTAAGGCAGAACGTAAAGCGCAAAAAGCAGCTAGGCGTTTAGAAAAAGAGTTTAGAAATACTGATAAACTCCGTCAAAACGACAATGGCCCAGTAACAAACATTTTATGTGTTAGGTTTGGTAACAAGTACGGACACGAATATGTTATTAAACTACGCAACATGATTGCAAGACATTGTCATGTGCCATACACGTTCAATTGCTTAACTGATGATCCAAAACCTATAGAAGGCGTAAACAACATTGTTATACCAAACAAAGGATATCCTCGAGGTTGGTGGCACAAAGTACATATGTTTGATCCGTCATTACCATTAGAAGGTAGAATATTATACATGGATCTTGATGTTGTTGTACACAAGAGTATTGATAAATTTTGTAATGTGTGGCTAGATGATTTTATAGGAATTAGAGATTTTAATAGAAAGTTCCATCCTGGTTACAAACATTTAAACAGTTCAGTTATGGCATGGAATGCTAGAACCCAACAAAAAATCTTTCAAAGGTTTATTGAAAATCCAGCTCACGCTCAAAAACTCCACGGTGACCAAGATTGGATTTGGCAACAGTGTAGGGAAGAACTTAGATTTTGGCCTGACGAATGGATACAAAGTTACAAATGGGAAATACGCAGTCGTGATGAATTAACAATGCGTGACGGACAACGAAACTTTAGAGATATTAGAAACGATATTAAACCACATTCAGATTGCTCAATTGCAGTGTTTCATGGAGATCCAAATCCAGCACAAGTAAAAGATAGTTTTGTAGTTGACAACTGGCAATAAAGATAGTAATATAATATTATGTTTAACTTTAAACGAAATAAGAAAAGTTGGTTACGTTTTTACTCACTAGATGAGAACGTTGCTACCTTATATCCAATTGAGCCTGCAGGTAATGCAGACCGTAAATTTAATGATGTAGGAACTAGAAGGGTTCGCCCTGAAAGTGGTAATCAAATATCTAAAAATTGTCCCGGTATCAAACCGTTGATGAAGTCAGGATATGTTCTTAGAGCGCCAGCAGACTTTGTTATTAAAACAGGGCCTGATATTGAAAACCTTGGTTGGGAAGTTCCATTTCACTTTGTAAAACCTAATAGTGGCAATTACACTATTCAAGGATACGAGTACTATATTAATTGGCATGCGCCTTGGCAGACAGAACCATTAATTCCAGATGACACTAAGAATACAAATAAGCCCTATCATAATTCAGCAGTTAAAGTTGAAACTCCTTGGAGAGTAAAAGCTAGTGATGACATGTTGTTATTACAGATGCCTGTTTCGTATAACAACGAAACAAGATTTACGGCTGCTTACGGAATTATTGATCCAATGTATATGCATGCCATTCCTGTGCAATTGTTTTGGCATGTACTTGAAGGCGAGACATTAGTTAAAGCAGGCACTCCATTAGCACAGTATATCCCAATTAGTCGATCAATGTTACACGAACACGAAATAACAGTGGACACTGGCGGCGATATTGAACGAGAAGTTGAAGATGCATTTGTGTTTGCTAATCATCACAAGTTTGCTAAAACAGATAACGTAGTTGCTAAAGTACAAAGAGTAATGAAATTATTTAAGCACTTCAAAAAGAAATATCCAAAATCTAAACTTTAAAAAAGGAACTACTATGCTTAACAATATTTTAAAAGTCTTAGCTATAATTTTTTTAACAGAACTTTGTATCTTATACGGGTCTGATGTGTACACTATGTTATTTTATGTGGACCCATTTTATACAATTGAACCATGAAACGATTTATTTTTGATGTTGACGGAACACTGACACCTAGCAGGCAGCGCATTAATGCTGATTTTCAACGCTGGTTTTTAGAGTTCACATACGACAACGCTGTACATCTTGTTACAGGCAGTGACTATCCTAAAACTGTAGAACAAGTTGGTACTAGTATTGTTGAAAATGTTAATACTGTTTACAATTGTAGCGGTAGTGATGTTTGGGAAGCTGGAAAGAATATTAGAAGTTCAGACTGGGTTTTACCGTTAGTAGAAAAGTCTTTTTTAGATGGAAAGTTAGTCGAAAGTACATTTCCTTTACGCACTGGATTACATATTGAAAATCGTACAGGTATGGTAAACTATAGTATTGTAGGACGTAATGCTACAATGAAAGAACGCAAACTGTATGCTATTTACGACAACGAACACAACGAACGAAATAAAATTGCATCAGAATTCAATAATTTGTTTCCAAATTTACAAGCAACTGTAGGTGGCGAAACTGGTATTGATATTGCACCACGTGGCAATGATAAAAGTCAAATATTAAGCGACTTTGATTCTAATGACGAACTACACTTTTTTGGTGATGCTATGCACAAAGAAGGAAATGACTATCCTTTAAAGCGACAAATCATTGACAATGATTTAGGAATGTGTTATACTGTAATAGACTGGAAACACACTTGGGAATTATTAAAACAACATGATTAAACGTATAGGCTTCGCATGTAAATACATGCACCCGGACCAAACACAGACTAAGAAAGTATTAGAAGAAATTCAGCGGCCACTAAATACAAAAAGTACAACAGTACAGTGGCTTAATAGACAAACCCGTGAAGTTGCTGAAGAACGGTTGTGGGATATTATGGTTCATAATGTACAATCGTACATGAACCTAATTACATATGTTGGAGGTTTACCAAATGAATTACGAATGGTTAGACTTGGTAGTGATGTACTTCCTGTGTATACTCAGCATGAGTGGTCTTATTTTTGGCGTAAGCCGGATGTTGTTGCGTACTGTGAGAAAAACTTTGCAAACGTTGGCAAACAAGCAAGAGCCCTCGATGTTAGACTCTCCATGCACCCAGGCCAATTTACAGTCCTTGCTTCAGATAGTCCCATAGAAGAATTTGAATATCACACCGATGTCATCCGCTGGATGGGCTATGGACGCACATTCCAAGACTTCAAGTGCAACGTCCATATATCAGGCAGGCAAGGTCCAGCCGGTATTAAACATGCAGTCAACAACAGACTTTCTCAAGAGGCGAGAAACACTATTACGATCGAGAACGACGAAAACAAATGGGGAATCGCAGACAGTCTTGAGCTTGCCAATACCTGCGCACTCGTACTCGACATACACCATCACTGGGCAAGAGAAGGTGAATATATTTTACCCACCGATGATAGATTTAAACGCATAGTTGATAGTTGGCGCGGTGTACGTCCTGCAATGCATTACAGCTACAGCAGAACAGAACACTTGCCTGAAGGCTTTGCACATGACACTATGCCTGATATGCCTGTACTATTAGAACAAGGCTACAAAAAAGGTAAACTAAGAGCGCACAGTGATTATTATCCTAATGATAAAGTTAATGACTGGGCATTAAGTTTCTTAGACTATGCAGATATTATGTGTGAAAGTAAATGTAAGAATTTAGCGAGTATTAAATTGTATGAGCATTACTTAGGCAGCAAAACTCTCGCCGCAGCCGCAGCTTGATGTTGCATTAGGATTTCTAATTACAAGTTGAGATCCAAAAACTTCTTTAACAAAATCAACTTCAGTGCCAGCGACATACATTACACTAAACTCATCAATAGCAAACTTGCCATTGGGTAAGTCAATAACTTCGTCATTCGCTTCAACAGCATCTTCCATCTTCCATTCGTATTGAAATCCGGCGCAACCGCCGCCCTTGACTTGAAGTCGGACGACAGGTTGGCCTTGTTCAGTAATCAGAGTCGACATGTGGTCGATAGCTGACTGTGTAATTGATACTAATCTTTTTTCCAAATTGTCCATGCACCATAACCGATTGCGCCATATGCTGCTATTTTAGCAAATGGTCCTGCTATTAAAACTATCACACCGACTGCAATTAAAATTGTCCCGTCCCATGATGTTCTTTCTTCTAATCTATCTTTAATCCAATTAATAGGGTTCATTTTGTTTCTCCATATAATTTTCGCTCACATGTATATTTAGTTAAAAATAATTTTAAAATTTAGAGATTGGGATGTCTTGAGATATTGGAAGATCCCATATTTGCTTTTGCTCTACACCTTTTCGTTGTGCAAATCTTTTGGCATCACAGTTGCTACACACATGAAAATAGTTGTTGCTTAATCTAGTTCTATTAATCTTCTTAAGGTCTCTGGTAAATACAGTATCACAATTGTCGCATTGTAAATGTACAATGGTTTTAGCTCGACAATATTCGTGAGTATTGCCTAATTTGCTTTGCCGAGTGTAATGAGTATTAATTCTTTCTGTCTTTATGAACATGTTATTATTTACTCTTTTACATTAGGCTTATAAAATTATTGGCTAAATATATGTAGATGAAAGACTTATTGGGGTTATAAATGGCACGTAAAATTGTAGATATTGGTAGTATTGGAAACGACGGTACCGGCGATAGTATTAGAGATTCGTTTCGTAAAACAAATGACAACTTCAAAGAGCTGTATAGCTCATTAGGACTTGGTGATAAACTTACATTTATTGCTCTTGATGATACACCACAGTCATTCTTAGGGCAAGAAGGTGCAATATTAGCGGTTAATCCAACCACTGACGGAGTACAGTTTAAGCAACTTACAGCTGGTCTTGGCATCACAGTTGATGATATATCAAACTCTAATCAAATTATTATATCTACTGAATTTAGTGAAATTTCAGGCGATACTTCACCACAACTAGGTGGTAACCTTTCAGTACAATCAGGTGGTAACACCTACAGAATTCAAGGCTTAGATACTCCGGTAACTTCAGATGAGGCTGCTTCTAAAGGATATGCAGATACTAAAATTTCAAGAGCAGGTGTTGGTACTATTGACCCTGCTACAGGCAACCAAAACGTAGCGTTTGGTACTATGACAGGGCCGTTAATTTTAAGCAGAAGCCCAACGCCAGAAGATGACGAGCTATATGACGGCTTAATTGCTGCAACAAAACAATATGTTGATGGTGCAGCGTTTGGTAGTAGTGTAAATCTTTATGTTGCTACATCAGGACAAGACGAAAGAGTTGGAGTTAGTGAAGAACTACAAGGTAGAGCTCTTGCTTATGCATACAAAACAATTGAAGCTGCTCTAAAACGTGCAGAAGAAATTGTTTTAGAATCATTAGACGATATTGGTCCATACAAAAAACAACTTACTTACAATAACGGTTCAGGAATTGTAACACTATCACAAATTGATACTTCACCTGATTCAGGTACTGGATTTGCTGGTACTGCTAGAATGAGTGTTGACAAAGTTACAATGAATGCTCCTGGTGCAAACTATCAAGCAGGCGATATTATTACACTGTCGGGTGGTACAGGAACAAGTGCAACTATTAAGGTGCTTTCAACAGCAACTTCTCCAGGTGCAATTACAACGTTTCAACTAGTAGCACAAGGTGATTATACAGTATTACCAGGAACTGTAGGAGTTGCAACTACTTCCGATAGTACATTTGGTCTTGGAGCTACATTTGATATTACATATAAAGTCAATGGGGTTGATATTAGTGCTGGTGGTAGTGGTTATAGTTTAGTATCAGTAAGAGTAAGCGCAGCACTTCCGGCTGTAGGATCGTTTGGTAATGCAGTTATTAGTAGCGGAATTATTACTAGTGTTGACATTTTAGATGCAGGTTCAAACTTTACAACAGTACCAACAGTTGAAGTTGACTTACCAAGATTCTTATTAGCAACCGGCGGATATCGTACAGATTACACAGGTGATGTATTAACAGATACTCCTGTAGCATTTAGAACTAGAGACATTAGAGAAGGTTTATTCTTACGAGGTGAAACATCTGGAGCGTTAGCACAGATCCTAGCACACACAGGTGCATTAGATAGTAACGGCAACGAAATATTTGATGTTGACATTAAGTATGGTACATTCTTAATTGACGAAGCTATTTCATACGGTGACATTACTAACCAAGTACAAATTTCATTGTTTATTGAAAGTGGCATATACCAAGAAAACTATCCACTTAAAGTACCGAAGAACGTTGCTATCATTGGTGATGAATTTAGACGAGTATTAATTAAGCCAAGACCAGGAACATCGAGTTCTCCTTGGTCATTCCAGAAGTTTAGAAGAGACCCTATAGTTGACGGGTTGACTGTTGCAACACAATTATACGGTCATCATTATCTAAGTGATTCACTATCACCTGTATACCCTAAAATTGATAATGCAGGTGGACGTACAAAGGCAGCGGCGCTTATTAAATTAAACAAATCGTTTATCCAAAACGAAGTTGTTGAATGGATCAATCTACAGATTGCTACGAATACTGCACCGTTTACACAATCATTTACATATAATCAAGCACTATGTAAACGTGATGTTGGACTAGTTGTTGACGCTATGATCTTTGATATAAGGTATGGTGGATATAACAGAACAATTTCCGCAGGTTTAAAATATTATCAAAGTGCGAGTGGGCGTGTTGCTATTGGTGCGCAACTATCTCAAACAATTGCAGGTCTTGAAAGAGCCCAAGCAGCAATTGATTATGTTCTTACTAACGTTGCACTACCTGGCACAATTACTACTGCACTACAAATTATTGATACTTCATTCATAGCAGAAACTGGCTCACAAGGAGTAGTTGCTGAATTATTTGATGCTATTGAAGATGTTATGGACGGTTCAGGTTCAGTTAACTATCCAAAAGAAAATGATGTACTAGATGTGTTCTTAATGAACGATGCTAACATTATTAGAGCTGTTACTGGTCAAGGACATGGCGGCTTTATGATGGTGCTTGATCCAGAAGGACAAATACTTGCTAAGTCACCGTACTGTCAAGAATCTGCATCATTTAGTAAATCTATTAACAAGCAAACATTTGCTGGTGGTATGTTTGTTGACGGCTTTGCTGGTAACTTACAGTTTCAACATGCTTCGTCAACATCTAATACAAG